TATAAAAATTTATTGCAAGTAATTAATAATAACATAACAGATAAAAGAATAAAAAAGAAAATGTTAGCTAAATATAATGCCCCTGCTTATTCTTATAGAATTAGTCGTTATCAAGCATTACAAAATAATATTGATGTTGAATTAAGGAAATTAGCAGATATAGAACAAGAAATAACTAAAATACGATATATAGATACTATAAAAGAGGGCTACTACCATAATATATATGACATTCAAAAAGGAAGTGGCTTAGGTTTTAGTTTTGCACAAATAGATGATAGAACGATAAATTTGTTGCTTAATGAAAATTGGGTTGATAATGGAAATTTTTCAAAAAGAATATGGAATAATAGCGAGAAACTAGGCAATTATTTAAGGACACAATTTACAGCAGATAGCATGAGTGGAAAATCTATACAAAACATTAGTAAAGAGTTAGCAGAATTTATGAATGTAGGATTGTATAATGCAACTACACTTGTAAGGACAGAAGTAAATCATTTTGCTAACCAAGCAGAGTTACTGTCTTATAAAGAGTGTGGCATAGAAAAATATGTGTATATAGCAACTCTTGATAAAGTTACTTGTAGTCATTGTGCAAAATTAGATGGAAAGAAATTTTTTGTAAAAGATGCAAAAGAAGGAGTAAATTATCCAAATTTGCATGTCAATGATAGGTGCACGACTATATCTTATTTTGATGAAAAGGAATTAGAAAACTTAACAAGGATAGCAAGAGACCCCATAACAGGAAAAAATTACTATGTAGACCAAAATATGACCTATGATGAATGGAAAGAACAGATAGATATTAAATATGCAAAAGGAACAGTAGATTTAGAACATAAAAAGTACACAAATCTGAAAACAGATAAAGAACAATACAAAAGATATAAGAAAGTTTTAGAAAAAGAATTTGTACCAGAAAAATTTGAAAAATTCCAAGATTTGAAGTATAATAATATAGAAAAATATAACGATTTAAAAGACTATTATAGGTATAAATCAAATTACCCAGAGAGCAATAGAGAATTTTATGAAGTAAATAACAAAGTTAAGCAACTTATTAATATAGAACAAGTAAAAGAAGGAATAGGAACAGCTGTAAAACCTAATGTCAAAGATATAAAAATAAGTAGTATAAATACTCATGCAGAAAAGAGAATGCAACAAAGGCAAATAACAAAGGATATGGCTCAGTCATACATAGATAATGCTATTATAGAATTTGCACAAAATACTAAAAGATTATATATATCTGATAAAGGTGCAACAGTATTATTACAAGAAGATAAAAGATTAATAACAACTTATAATACATTTGATGAAGATATTTTAAAAATTATGGAGATTATAAATGGAAGAAGAATTTGAATGCCCATTACTTAATAGAGTAATAGATGATGGTTATTGCTACGATATAAATATGGTAGCAAGTCATATGATAAAAGAAGAAGTTTTAGAAGATAAAATAGATAAAGACAAAGCGCTTGAAATATGTAAGAAATGCAAATATAAACCATTTTAAGAAAGGAATATTGAATGGAAGAAATATGGAAAGATATTGAAGGATATGAGGGCTTGTATCAAGTTAGTAATATGGGTAGAATAAAATCATTAGAAAGATACAAAGAAAATCATGGTAAATTACAAAAAGTAGAAGAAAAAATCAAAACAATAAATATAAAAAATTCTGGTTATCAATTTGTACAGTTATATAAAAACAATAAGTACAAAAATTTAATGGTGCATAGACTTGTAGCACAAGCTTTTATACCTAATGTTAATAATAAACCACAAATAAATCATATAGATGGAAACAAATTAAACAATAATGTTACAAATTTAGAATACTGTACCAATAGTGAAAATAATAAACATGCATGGAATACAGGATTAAAGCAATGTACAGAAAAGTTGAGAGAAACAACAAGAAAAACAAACAAAGAATATAAATCAAAACCAATAAATCAATTAGATTTACAAGGAAATTATATAAAAACATGGCTTAATGCACATGAAGCTAGTAGACAATTAGGTATAGATAGAAGTACAATATCACAATGCTGTACAGGAGGAAGAAGAAACAAAACAGCAGGAGGCTATAAATGGTGTTTTGTAGATAAATAAGTTATTAAAATTTTATAATTATAAATCAAAGTCGTAGAAATACGTCTTTTTATTTTGCCCTCAAATAAGGCGTAAAACTGTTTGATTAGTTATAGCACTGTAAAAGCTAAAATTGGTTATAACACCGTAAAAGTTAAGGAGGAAAAGTTAATGGAAAATAATGAAGAAAGAGTGGATACAACTGTTGAAGTATCAAAAGAAAATGTACAAGAAGAAAAAAAAGAAAAAACCTTTACCCAAGAGCAATTAAACAAATATTTAGCTACTGAAAAAGCTAAATGGAAACAAGAGTCAGAAGCAGAAAAAAATGAAGCTGAAAGACTTGCAAAACTAACAGCAGAAGAAAAAGCAACAGAAAAGGAAAAGAAACTTGCAGAAAAAGAAATTGAATTAAACTATAAGGAATTAGTAGGAAATGCAAAAGATGTATTATCTGACAAAGGTATTCCAGCAAGTTTTGCGAATTGGATTGTATCAAAAGAAGATACAGCAGAAAAAGTAACAGAAAAGATAGAAGATTTTTCAAAAAAATTCAATTCAGAATTAGAAAAAATGGTAGTCAAAAGGCTAGCAGGAGATGTTCCAAAAGTAGGAGCAGAAAATAATAAGAAAAAAATAGCAAGATCAAGTTATTAAACTTGATTATTTTTATGCCAAAAAATAAAAAGGAGGAATAAAAAAATGGCAAAACAAAATTCATTAAATATTATGGTACAAGGAACAGAAGAAAAAGACAAATTAGCTGAAATATTAGATGGAGTATTAGAAAATGTACAAGTATCAGCAGTATCAGAACAAATAAAAGCAAAAAATGGTTCAGGAGAGCCAGAAAGTGGGTCAGTAGAATATAAAAGATTTGCAAATGCAGAATTAAAAGATAAAGGAACAGCAAGAACAGCAGGAAAAGGAGATAGTATTAATTCTAAGCCAGTAATAGTTAATATTGATACAGATAAAGAAATTGTTGAAGAATTGCAACAAAAAGATGTTAAATTAGATGGTGTAGCAGGAATGGCAGAAAAAAGAAAAGATAATCACAAAAAAAGAATAGTTGCATATTTAGATAGAGAATTTTTTGCTAAAGTAACAGAAGGAACAAAAGTTACAGCAGAAGCAGGAGTAACAGGAGCTAAGGCAATTGTAGATAATCTTATTTTAACAGCAAAAGCAACAAAAAATGATTTTATAGATGGAATTGATGCAGAAGATTTAGTATTAGTAATTAATCCTAAATATAGAAGAGAATTAAAGGATTATATGGATGAACTTCCAAATGGAACAGAACCAACACATGCTGCAATAGGTATGTATGATAGTGTTATCACTTATGAAGGAACTAGGTTACCAGAAAAAATATCAGCAGTTGTTATGATGAATGGAGCAATTGCACAACCTTATTATGTATCAGAATATGATGCTGAAAAAATTCCATTAGATGATGCTATTGCATTAGAATCATTCTTATATAAAGGAACAAAAGCATTAATGCCAGATACAATTTATTATAATGAAGAAGCATAGGAGGAAACTATGGTAAAATTTAAAAATGAATATGGAAGTATATTAGAAACAAATAATAAACTATTGATTGAACAATATAAAAAAATATATACTGAAATAAAAGAAAATAAAACTAAAAAGAAAGAAGAAGCCAGCAAATAGTTGACTTCTTTTTTGGAGGTTGACTATATGGAAAATCAAGTTGATAGAATTAAGCAATATGTTTCTGTATTAAATTCTAATATAGAACAAGATGAAGTGTTTGATTTTAATGTAAGAGAAATTATAGATAGAATTTTAAATTATACAAATAGAAACGAATTGCCTGTTGAATTAGAAAGAGTTTTAGTAAAAGCCATTATTAATATTTATAAAAAGATAGAAAATGAACAAAACAATAATGGAGAAGAACAAAAAGAAGTTAGTTCAATAAGTGATAATGGACAATCAATCTCATTTTCAGATAAAGTAAAAACATATATGATTAACAGTTCTGACGATGATTTATTTTTTGGATTCCTAACTCAAATTAATAGATTTATAAAAGTTAAGGTGGTAGGTGAAGATGAATATACCAAACAGCTTCAAGAAAGCAATAGCTAATAATTTTTATGATAAAGAATTAAAGATAATGACAACAGAAAAACAAGAAATAAAAGATGAAGAAGGTTGCATTATTGAAACTGACAAAGAAACTTTAAAAGAAACAATAATGGGGAATTTCCAAACATCTACTCTTGAAAAAATACAACAGGAATATGGAAAAGAAATAATTGCAGATTGTATTGTTACATGTGAAAATACTAAGGCAATAGAAAGTGATATTTGTATATATCAAGACAAAGAGTATGAAATAAAAGCAATTATTCCATCAGATAGCCATAAAACAATACTTTTACATAGAGTAGGTGGTTTAGATGAGTAGTGTAGAAGGCTTAGATGAATTACTTGCTAATTTATCGGGTTTAGGTGGAGATATAAAACAAAGTTGTAAAAGAGGAATTGAAAGAGGTTCTAAGAAGATACAGAAAAATGCAAAATATTTAGCACCATCAAAAACAGGACATCTTCGTAATTCTATAAAAACAAAATCTGAAACAACAAAAGATGGAGTGAAAGCACAGGTATTTACAAATATAGAATATCGGAGCTTATGTAGAATTTGGTACAGGACAGAGAGGAAAAGCAAGTAATATAGATAGACCTAAACGGAATATCATATAATGCAGAATGGAAAGGTATGTCAGCAAGACCGTTTTTAACTCCAGCATACTTACATGCAAAAAATACAGGAGAAGTAGAACAAGAAGTAATCAAAACTATACAGCAAGAAATAAGAAAGTTAGGTGGTAAATAGTGAAAAATTTAAAACCACAAATATTAAAGAAACTGGAAGAAATCTCAGATGTTGAGGTTTCTTATTTTTATCCACAAAAGTGGACGAATTTTGGGAAAAATCCTGCTATTTCTTACTATGAAATGGATAATTCTATGTCAAGTAAAGCAGATGATGAAGAGTATAGCAGTAATATTGCTATTCAAATAGATATATGGGCTAAAAGTTCAAGTAAATGTTCTAAGTTAGCTATTGAAGTTAATTCAAAGATGGAAGATTTAGAATTTGAAAGGACTTTAGCACTAGATTTATTTGAACAAGAAACAAAAATATATCACAAAACAATGCGTTTTGAAAAAGAAGAAATTATATAAAGGAGGTCATTATATATGGCAAGAAAATATTTAAAAGGTTTTAGTAGATTTATGTATTTTCCATTAGTAGATAATACTTTGGAAAAATATTCTGTAGGAGATGGAGTTTTAATTCCATCAGCACAGAAATTGTCTAAAGAAATTGATTCAGAGGAAGAAAGCATTTATGCAGATGATGAAGTATGGGATGTTGATAAAACAGTAAATGGAGAAAAATTTACATTAACATTAAAAGAGTTACCAAATGATTTAAGAGCAAAATTAGAAGGTGGAAAATATGATGAAACAACAAAAGAATATGATTTTTCAACAATAGATAATGCTCCAGAATTTGCGTGTACATATAGAGGATTATTAGCAGATGGTACATATAGAATGTGGAAACAATATAAATGTAAAGTTACAAAAATAAAAATGGATTTGGAAACAAAAGGTGCAAGTAAAGATGGAGCAGTAGAAATAGAGGGAATGTTCATGTCAAGAACTTGTGATAATAAATTATTCACAATGAAAGATACAGAAACGGGAAATGCAGATTTAACATGGTTAGATACAATAGCAACAGTACCAGTAACAATACCAGAAGGAGAGTAATAATACTCTCCTAAAATTTATAATAGGAGGACATAGAATGACAAAAAGTAATGAGGAAAAAAGTTTACAAAAAATAATAAAATTACATGGTGTAGAGATAAGAAAGATGCCTTGTGGCAAGTATTTTGAAGCTCTACAAACTTTAAAAGATTTGCCAGAAGACTTCATAAAGGAACTATCTGACAATGGGCAAGATTTTAAATTATCAGAGATGTTTACAGTGGAAAATATAATGAATTTAATAACAAAATTAATGATGATTGCACCAAAATTTTTATTTAGATTTCTAAGTCAAATATTGGATATAGAAGAAGTAGTTTTGAAGGAAGAATTAACACCAACTGAATTAATAGAAGTTTGTAGGAAATTTTGGGAAGTGAACAAGTTAGAGAGTTTTTTCGACCAAGTGAAGCCAATTATGAAGGGAATGACAACACTAATTGGCTTCAAAGAACAATTGCCATCTGCATTAAAATAGGTATAAGTAAAAGAGAGTTTTTAAATGATTATTATCCGGACGAAATTGCTATTATTATGCAAGAGTATTCAGAATTGAGTAAAGTAGAGAGTAAAGAAGATGAAGAAGTTGGAGCAGAAGAGTTTTAAAGGATTGATTATATTGAATATCAAAGAAGCAGTAGAAGAAAGCATTAGAAAAAATAAATTAATAAGACGAAAAAACTCTGTTACATCAACTGTATTTATGCCAACAAATACATATTATTTAATAGTAGTTTGGTCAAATGATAAAAGAAGATTGCCAGTTAGAGGCTGGTAACTATCGGCAGATGATTTATTAGCAAATGATTGGTATATAACAGATATAGATTACCAAAATT